GTTTCAGCGTCTCCCGCAGCTTCGCCTTGTCGGCTTGCAGGGCTTCGATGCGGTCACGAGCGTCAATCAGCGTTGCCCACTCATCCTCATAGTCAGCATTTGCTATGCACCCTTCGATGCGTTCCATTAGGTCATCAGTCATAATTATCCCCATAAGCAATGGTGATCCCATAAACCGCCAACTGCTCCGCAGTATACCGGCGCAACTCGGACAGCATCCACTCAAGATCGACCTTGTCCCTGACGGCATCGACCGGCACAGAATAGCCAGTGCCTTTGATCCAAGATGGCTCCTTGGGCTGTCCCAGAGGCTCGCTAGGAGACAGCGCCCAAGGCATGTCGTTTTCCCAGTATGGCGGCTTGTGACCGTCGTACATCGGCTCCCATTCGTAGAACTTGATCATGCTGCCACCTCCATAATGCCGCGAGCCTCACAGGCGCGGCGAAGGTGGTGAGGCTGGAAGCCCCAGACACCACCGGCAGTATCGAACTGGCGGCAGAGTTTGCGGACCTCATCGTCTAGGCGCTTCTTTTCCTTGTTGATGGCGTCAAGTTCGGCGAACACGACTGCGGCTTTGGCTAGGATTTCATTTTCGGTCATTACATTCTCCTTATTGCTATGTGGATAACTCTTAATCCCACCCATATCCCCAGTCAACAAAAATTCTCATAGATTAGAAAAAAACTTGTCAACATCTTCCTTGGCATGGTCTGCACCGTGGCAAACAAAGACAGTATTCCCAAGCATTTCCAGATAGTTAATCCAGTCACGCTGCTCTGGCGAAAGGACACCACCCTTGCTGCGCTTCATCTCGATCCAGAGATTATGGGCTGGGACAAACAGATCGGGGACGCCGCGCATCACGCCTTCTGCCTTCAGCTTTGCTGCCGTGGATCGTGTCCGATACCCACCGTTTGGGATCGCGAAGATGCGGATGCCCTTATACTTCTGGCGGAACCAGCGGACCAGTTCGCGCTGCTCTTCATGCTCGGTGGGGATGCGGTCGATCAAAACGGTAACTCCTGTTCCCATTTGGGGCAAGCGCCCTTAGAATTGGCAAAGTCGGCTGGCGGGATCATTTGGAAAACATAGCAATATCCATCGCCAGAATAATGATCGCAATTATGGCAGAATTGAGGCGGAGCAGGGCGGACCCACTGCTCCCACTCGATCAATTCAGGCGGCTTCGACGGTCTCATGCTCCCAAATCCTTTCTAATACGCGGTGGAATTTGCCGTCCACCTTAAACTTAATCTGCATCGGTAGGATGCCATCATACAAAGCCTTAGCCATATCCTCTAGACCTTCTAGGTCGGAAAAGGAAACACCGCTTTCCTTTGCTATATCAGTGATGGCTTTCATGGCCTTCGTGCCTGCATAGCCATCGTGCAGGATAGGGAAATATTCCGTTACAACAGGATCGGACAAGGCACCGTAATAAGAGACTGCGAGCATGTCCTTGCCACTGGTGCGGCTGGTGTGTTTTCTCCAGCGCCAGCTTTTGATCGGCATCTCAAGGACGCCCAGCCCCATGATATCGTCCTGGTGCAGCTTATAGACCTTCTCCTCTGGCGGAGGAAAGTTATAGCCGCAGGACGGGCATTCTCTCTGGCTGATCGCCACCAGTTCATTGCAATTGTCGCAAACCTTCACCGGAGCCTCGCCAGAGTTATCTGACCTTTGGCTTGGTGATTTGGCTTGGATCGCTGTGATGGGGCCGTGCTGGGCCACTACGCCTGCAAAATCGAGTACTAGGCAATGATCGGTGTGGCTCTTGACCCGCATCCCGCGTCCAGCCATCTGGACGTATAGCGATGCGCTCATGGTAGGACGCAGCATGGCGATAAGATCGATGTCGGGATAGTCGAAGCCGGTCGTAAGGACATTGGCGTTGGTCAGCGCCCGTAGCTTCCCAGACTTGAAATCGGCAATGATCCTCTCCCTCTCTGCCTTGGGCGTCGATCCGATAACAAAGTCAGCGGGGATGCCGTGATCATTCAGCGTGTCTGCCATAGCTTGCGCGTGAGCGACACCAGAGCAGAAGAACAGCCATGCCTTGCGATCCCCAGCCAGCCTGATCACCTCCTGAGCAACGGCCTCATTATTTTCAAGCGTGTTGACCGCTGCGGCCAGTTCGCCCTCGATATACTCGCCGCCACGCTTATGGACGCCAGACAGATCGAAATGCTTTTCCGTCAGTTTGCTGCGAAGGTTCGAAAGGAAGCCCTTGTAAACCAGTTCCTCAATCGAGACTGGCTCCAGCAGATCGTGGAAGAGCGCATCGCCCTCGGTGATCTTGCCGTGACCCAGCCGGAACGGGGTGGCAGTCAGGCCGACAACCCGAATGTTCTTGTTGATCTCCCTCAGATCGTTGATCAGGTTCCGGTAGCCACCTTCGTCCTTGTGATTAACCAGATGGCATTCGTCGATAATAATTAGATCGATATGGCCTAGAAGCCTTGCCTTGGTCCGCACCGACTGGATGCCAGCAAAGGTGATTGGCTCGCCCAACTGGCGCTTGCCGATACTGGCTGAATAAATGCCCATTGGCGCGTTCGGCCAATGCTCACGCATCTTGGCGGCGTTCTGCTCGATCAGTTCCTTGACATGGGTTAGCATCAAGATGCGGGTTTTAGGCCAGTTCGAAACAGCGTCCTTGCACAGGGCTGCAACGATATGGCTCTTGCCTGCGCCGGTAGGGAGAACAACGCAGGGGTTGCCTACGGGGTTCTTGCCAAACCAGTCGTAAAGTTCGCCTATGGCTCGTTTTTGGTAATCTCTAAGCATTATTTTATCCGTTCAAAATCTAAACAGGTTCAAACAAATTTATTGGAATATGAACAATTGGCTCGATGTCGCCAGGATGGCCTCCAGCGTAATCTCCACCCTCTGCATATCTGACCAGATGGTTGCCTACGTCCAGAGAATTTACAAAGTGCAAACCCTTGTCGTACCACTCTACAAACAAAATTGCCGGAAGGCCGGAGTTCTCTCCAAATCGCTTCAGTTGGAACCATCTGTCGGAGGACAATATTAACGTGTCATATTTGTCCTTCGGTACGTTTCGAAATTTATATTCACCCCATGCGACAATCGTACCATGGCGCGATAAGCACCAATCGATCCTGTATTTCACCTCGCCTAATTTCAGGCACTTTAAGCCTAAGTTTTGATATATTTTTTCCGCAGCATTGTACTCATTGCTAAGATCGTCTTCCGTCTGCTTTCTGGGTCTATATGTCATGTCAAAACCCCCACCTTAATTCACCCCACTGGTCAGCCATTGCGTCGGCTATCCCTTGGTATGTTGTGCTTCTAATTTTCCAGCGATCCTCACTTGGGGGCAGGCGGTTCTGGCCGCTGTCAGTCTGGTTTCCCCACCGTTTTTTCCCGCCGACAATGCGCGGCTGAACAATTGATGTAGGGGCCAGGGGCGGCAAGTTTTTAAGCCACAAACAAGTTGCCTTGCTGGCATCATGCCCAAACTGCCAAGGCTGTATTGTCTGGTCGGATTTGCGAATGCGAGTGCTTATGCAGCCGATTGGATTCTCCAGGGCAATATGCGGTATTCGCGATCCGAGAAGCATGGCGACAAATTCCAGCGCCTCTTCGGTTTTTTCTGCTCGACCTTCTACTCGCTTATTCCAGTGCAATCCGCTGCTACATAAATATGTGCATGGCGGATGGGCTATCATCATGTCCCAGCCATCGTTTATGATGTCACGAACGTCGCCTTTATAGTGAGGCCCATATGCCTCTGTCTGCAACAGATCGCACGAAACTGCATCGTGTCCGCGAGCGATAAATGCGTCCCTAACAACGCCGCTATATTCACAAGCTACTAATATTCTCATCCTACTATCTCCGTGTCAGGTTTTAAATTAATATTTTCAAGCCAATCGATAATTTGCCATCCAGTACACCAAAGCCTTGGTGTTTTTTTGGGACCGCCAGCGCCTATTGTAACATATCCAAGTTCGTTTTTCTCAATGGCAGATTGCAAATATGTTTTTGGGATTCCAAGCTGGATAGACCAATTTGTCACCGACAACATTATGGGGATTTCGACCAACCTAGCCGTCAAAAGACGGCCACTATAATCACTATATTCAATGGTTTCCTTTACATCCTTAATCTTACCATTTTTATGAATTATGTTGTGCTTTGGCTTTTCTGCGATGATCGCGTTGCGTTCAGCCTCAAGAACCTCTTTTCTGGTTTCGAAATGTTCAAGGGTGATTTTAGAGACATTTTGCCACCACGAAGAGTGCATACTATGCTCTTTGATCCTCTGACTAATTCTGCTTGATACTCCTATATAAAGCAAATTGTCGCTTGCATCAAAATGCCTGTACAAGGTTTGCGTCATCCCACCACCTCGGCATCAGGGAACAACCTCTTGGCTTCCTCAACGACAGGATCGCCACAGGCTTCAGGGTTCGCGATTATTTCACGGCTTTTGTAGCCGTTGGGGCCATTTAGAACCTCCCTATCCCCTATCACCCAGACGGCATGATTGTCCTCGTTTGCTGTCAGCATTTGCCAAGGCACTGTATCAGGGTGAATCACATGATCGTCGCAGCCTTGGTGCTGAAACTCCACTGGAATGTCATCCGCTTCGTGGCGTTCACACCGCCATGTGCTGTTCTCCAGTGCTGTTGAATGAGCGCAAGTGCGGCAGTTGACGTTCTGGGTTGGTGCGCTCTCCCAGCAGAATTGATGGGCTGGACAGAATTTGCATTGATACCAGTCAGGGCTGGCACCAGGGCAAGGCTCTGGCATTCGATCTGACAAGGCAACCCAGCGACCGCGATTGATATATTTAAGGGCCACCTCTTTGTCGTAATTGACCCGCTCGGTGTAGATGCGGTCATCGTCCTTGCAGACGGCATAATACAGGGCGCGGGGTATCTCGGTCCCGTGCATATAGACTTGCATCTGAATAAAGTGCTGCGGCTTCGACTTTTCGACACCGTGCTTATAAAGATCGTCGAAAGATTTCTTTGAGTGCGTCTTGAACTCAGCCACATGGCGAGCCTTGGGGGCCTCTGGGACGCCTTTCTCGATCACGCCGTCCAAACTACCAGACACATGCGCTCCAAAGTCCACACGGCGCTGGCCAGAGCGAATATCGACACCAATGGCGCGAAGATCGCGAATGATCATATCTTCTTCATTGTGGCCGCGACGGAACAGGCGGAGAAGCCGACCTTCGAATTTCTCGGTCACCACCCAGCGGAATGATAGCCACAGATAACGGTCGCAATGATGGCCGAGAAGACTGGCACCAAGATGCGGGCGGGGCTTTCCCTGTCTGTCAGAATGGTATTGATCTATTCTGTTCTGAATTGTATTGAACTGTTCGGGTATGTTCATGACCCGCTCTCCTTAAGATCGACAAACTGCCCCCCAGCGTAAAAACTGGGGGGCATTTTTTTACTTTTCCCAAGGTGCCTTGGGGCGGTCGGCAACCAGCGGAGCCGGTGCATTGGCAAAGGCCGCTGGGTTATAGGTGGCAGCACCACCAGCCGACTTGACGCCCGCTATCTCGTTGCGCGGATCATTATAGCCATTGGCTTTGTCGCCATCGGATGGCTGCTTGATCTTGATCCTGATCTGCAACTCGCCGCCGATCAACTGGT